ATATTTCCAAGTGTTTCAAAAATTGTTTTTAACGCACCAACAGCATTTCCAAATCTTGCTTCAAACATTTGAATTTCTGTAGGATCAAGTTTTAAAAATGTTGCTGCCTCTACTAAACTTCCATATAATAATGCATCAGGAGCATTAGTTCCTAACCAGCTGGTTCCGTCTGATGACGCAGTTATAGATTCAGGTCTGTAGACATAATGAAGTTCAAATGTAAAATCACTACTTGGTGTTGGAGCTAAAATAAAGGTGTTGTCATCAAATATACCATAGTACAAAGGCTCTCCTGTGGTGGCTGCAACTGGAGTATAGTCCCGTATAAAAGTAACTTGTTTTAACAATAAATAGGTGTAGGTACTATCACTATCTAAAACAGCCAAACTTAAAGGGGTTAAAAAATCACTGGGTGCAGCTAAGTACGTGTTTCCTGATGTTCCACTCCCTGTTACATTTTTACGAAAAACAGAGAGTTGTACATTTTTTAAAATTCTTTCCTCAGCTTCTTTAATAAAGACAGGAAGATTATCAGTAAAAGTAGTTTCCGCACTATCTACATAGTCACCTATGGCTGATTTTAATGTTGTGTATGTCCAACTCATGATGTTGTTATAGTTAGTGTACCTATTTCCCCTGTCATTTTAAAGGGGTTTCCAGAAGTTGTGCCAAAAGCATGTCCAATAATGTCATCCGTGGTAGAAATTTGAGGATTAGGGTCTTCGGTTGTTATTACACCTAGCTGTGCTCTAGGTAAAGGGACTTCAGTTCTAGGTTCAAATAGTGCCTCAGGATCATTAACCTGTGGTGTAGGCATAAGTTGAGGCTGTTTAGATTCATAACATTCTTCACAAACTTTAAGTCCATTCCATTCTTTTTTCATTTCTAGATAAGCACATTGCCAGCCACAACGGTCGCAAATTCCTAGTGCATATTTTCCTCTAGCGTAGGTCATATAGGACTTATCCTTGGAACGAGGTGTAGACTTGCCTTATCTCTGTCTTCATCTGCTGCTCTTTTAAATGCTTCCTCATATTCCACTTTAAGGATTGGTGCTTTTTGTGGATTCTTTTTTAAAGCTATTTGATAGGCTAACCCTGTTGTCATGCAAGGAATAAAACGACTAGGAACTTCTTGATCTTGTGCTGAAGCAGTTACGTCGTCTATTCTTTGTATTCTATAGCTGACAAACTTATATGTGGTTACACTATCAGGAGTGGGGTAGAGATAAAGAACAGGTGTTTCTTTTCTGTCTACATAAAATTGTGATGGTCTACCTGTTACAGTTTTATCTGGGGTGTTTAAGTATTCTGAGCGACTAACTCTGTCAATAGAAATATCTGTATAACTAGAGGAACCTATACTGTCGTAGACTCGAATAACTGCCTCTAAAACGTCTATATCATAAGAGTTAAGTGTGTAAGAAGCAGTACCAGAGCTAATGTCTAAAGACACCTGTTCTACTGTCCACAGATTGATCCCACGATTGGACCAATCTGCAAACATAATGTTTAAAGAACGTCTAGCTGTCTTTGCATCGTATCCTGTTCTTAGCTCAAGACCTGCAAGTTCATATGCCTCTTCAATAACATCAGCGGTGTTAAGGCTAAATGTCTTTGTGCCTGAAGTAGCCATTGATCTTTAAGATCCTGGTGCTTCGTAATACTTTAAAAACTCACACCAAACAGTGTACTCATTACCTGCATCAGATGTAGAAGGGATCACAAATAAGACATCCCCCGAATAACCTGATGCTGCAGTATTTTTTAGACCACCAAACTCACTAAAGTCAAATGAATTATCGTAGCTTAGTGTTAAAAAAGTAACATCTGTCGTTGCATCCCAGTCTAAGGAAGCTGGTGCATCAGGAGCTCCACTACATGTGTACCAAATTTTATTTAAAGATACATGTGCACAAGATTCTCCTGTACTTATTGAAGTGTTTAAAGCTGAAACATCTACTAATGTAGTACTGCTCGCACTGCCGTCTGAATAAACTGAACAATAAACAATTAATTTTCGTTCAATATCAAACTGATTAGTAGGACCTGTGACTGTATTAGCCATAGTTTACCTCCTATTAAGCGTCAGCAAATGGTGTTACTAAAGTTCCTGATCCTAGTATTAACCCTTCTACTGCGTATTTAGCACTTGCTATCGCTGTTACTCTTATAATACTTCCTGCTAGTCCACCTTTAGTAGAGCCATTTTGTGTAATAACATCGTTAGATGCGCCAGAAATAAAGGTCTTACCAGTTGCATCATCCACACCTGTATAAACACCACCTACAAACTTATCTGTACCATCAGTTACTATATCCATATCTGTAGCAGCAGTTACTACTATAAAAGTGAATTGGGCACCTAAATTACATAATTGGTTTGGATCTGTTTTATCATCAGGCTCCGTTACCACAATACTAGGAAGTGTAAACACTCCGTCTGCATCATTAGTCAAAAGTGGTCTGCCTGCATGGGAAGCCACCGTAATAGTTGTATCTGCAGTTAAACTCACTACGGAGTTATATCCTACACCATATAAACCAGCAAGGGATCTTACTGGACCTGAAAAAGTTGATTTAGCCATCGTTTCCTCCTAACTAAAACCGTTACATCATCTTGGAGTACGTCTGCCGAGTCAGTTGATGTAACAAATTATCTCGGGTTAAAAAATATAGGGTGGCTATAACACCACCCTATAGTTATTATGCACCTGGAGAGCCATATATTCCACGCCAGTCAGACCAGCCGAAGCTGTATCTTTCTCTTGCTTTATATCTAACATTCCCAGACTCAAAATCTCCTTCCATACCTGTAGAAACAGGAGTACGGACGAAGTGTTTAAGTCCATTTGGAGCATCCGTTCTGAGGAAAAACGCATCAGTATCTGTAAGATAGTGATTTACTGCGTATCCATCAGGCACAGCACTCATGTTACGGACGGCATTTATGTCGTTATCGGCAGTGCCTACCCTTCCAGGAGTGTTGAGGATTCTGTCCGCAACGAATTGCAACGCTGGGGGGACAATAAGTCTCCTAGCTTTTACATTGACTTTTAAGCCTCTTTCATCTACGAAAGCTGCAATATCAATTAAAGCATTTTCCAACGAAGTTTCGTTAAGGTCAGCTGCTGTACTTGGCTCATTCTTAACATCCCCACCTGTAATAGTTGGGTGGTCAGTTGTTAACAATGGTTTTCCATCACCACCAGGATAACTTGTGCTAAATCCATTATTTAGGACATTTGCTGCTTTTACCTGTTTGGTTTGGTTCATTGATCTAGCCAACGCTTTAGTATAGCGTGCTGAAATAGAATCATATAGGTTATCTTCCATCGCTTCTTCAGTAAGTGCGAACGCCAAAGCTATAGTCTCGTGTGTGTAACGAGCAGTCCAGCTTTCTTGTGCTGTGTCATAAGTCACAGGAGCACCTTCTGGTTTTACAGGAGCCTCTTGGAATCCTGAAAGCATAACCTCTTCTTCAAAAGCACGATCTGAACTTTCCGTATCAAAAATCATCGTATGTTCATCTTCGTACTGGTCGTATTCAAGTCCGAACAAAGCATTAAGTCCAGGCTCGAGTTCTTTTACTAATTGAGCTCTATTAATTGCCATTATTAATTACCTCTATTCAAATTGATTCGACGGGAATCTAAAGTAAGCACGAGCATATTGACCGATCGAATTATCGGGTCTGTCAACAAAGCCCACGCATCTTGCGATTCCTGAAGAAGTAGTGGTAGTCACACCCTCTTTTGAGCGTAGAGTGGTCGTATCACCTGTTGTTGTTGAAATTGTGTATGTGGCTCCGACACTTGCTTGCGTTGGTGTAGTAGTAAACTGAGCTTCGTAAACGATGTCAGGATCTGTGTACACATATGCTTTAGCATTAACGGAACCTTGGGTAGCAGTACTAGCGGTCCAAGATCTAGAAAAGGTTGGCGCACCTGTACTGCTAACATAATACACACCTGCGAAGACTCCACAGGGTGCAGCTGTTGCTGTCCCTTGAGTCACTAGACCAGAAGCTAGAGTTACCACATCACCACTATAAATAGCAGTTCCGTAGGTACTTTCAATTGCTAACTGGTCGGCACGTATGACACCTCCTGTGAGATGCCAAGCTGGGACGAACCCATTTGGTGCATTTGTATTAGCCATAAGTTTTCACCTTATATATGTTAATATGTTAAGATTCTGGTTTCCCAGAACCATTTCCAAAAGTAATACTACTTTGTCTCTTAGGTTCAGTAAGAGGCATCACAGGATTACTTTCTCTCATTAAGTCTGAGTCTACAGCGTGCATTTGATCTGCGGTCAGTGTTTTATAGTACTGATTCCGCTCATTAGCTGTTTCTTCAGGTATTCTTGCCAAAATCAACCCACCAACTCCGATAACACCTTTATATCGTCCATGATCAATTACAGGAGCTTCAAATTCTGGGAATTCTTCTGCTCTTACAGGTTCGAATCCTTCACGCATACGTTTTGACATATTTGTTCTGTCTTCTTGACCTAGGATTGATTCCCGAATCCAACGATGTATAAATCCTGGAGGAGCGGGAGGTGAATCTAATGCGGATGGCGGTTGCCATGGTTTACGGCGAGATTCTTTTTCTCGTGTCTGGGCAGATCTGGAGACTCGATCTGATTCAACAGTTTCTTCGGTTTTTACGTTTTCTTCTGTCATTTTTTACTCCTTAACATGTTTAGCATACTCTTCTAGAGGCACACCAAGCTTTTTCGCTACAGCTACTTGGCTTTGTGTGAGCTTAACCACTTTACTGCGTGCATTTTTTGACTTCGTTTGTCTTGTAGGACTAGCAACTGTCTGCACGGGACGGTCACTTGAAGTATCTTCTCCACTATTAAACTTGTTCGGGAAAAGATTGTAAAGCCTTTTATCTAATTCTGTGTAATATTCATCAGATGTTCCAAGGTATCCTTCACCTATAAGTTGTTTGTGAACCCCAAAGGCAGCAAAGGTTACTGGTTCATCTTGACCAAACCATTCATTTCTTTCT